CTACCCTGTATAATATAAGGGTAAACACAAGAGGGGTCACCCTATGATACTCGTAGACGCGAACCAAATCGCCATCAGTCACTTGATGGTGCGACATAAGATTGAGAATGGTATTCACCTGGACTCTGTCAGGAAGTCAGTAGTCAGGGTCCTAGCACGTATCCACAAGAAGTTCAAGTCCCAGTATGGGGACATGGTACTGTGCTATGACGATAAGAACTATTGGAGACGTGAGATCTTCCCCTTCTACAAGAAGAACAGGAAACAAGAACGTGAAAGTTCCAAGTATGACTGGGACCAGGTGTTTTCCGTACTAAATATTCTCAGAGATGAGATAAAGGAACACTTCCCTTATCAAGTCATCCAGGTTGAAGGTGCTGAAGCTGATGATGTCATTGCCTCACTCGTGGCAATCGAGTCATACTCTGACACACCTGAGGAGACCCTCATCCTTTCTGCGGACAAGGACTTCATTCAACTACACAAGTATTCGTTTGTAAGTCAGTACGATCCTATTCGTAATAAGGATATCGTACACGAGAACCCAGTACAATATCTTCAAGAACATATTATTAAGGGTGACCGGTCGGATGGCATCCCTAATATCCTTACATGTGATGATGCTATTGTGACTGGTAAACCACAGAAGAAGATGAGTAAAGAGAAGATCTCTTCTCTGGCGAGCATGGACCCACAAGACTTTACTAATTTTATTCGTCTTCGTAACTGGAAAAGGAACTCCAACCTGATTGATTTCTCTAACATTCCAAGTGATGTCTATGACAGGATCATTGATACCTATCTGACGACAGAATCTAAACCATCTATCTCTATGAATTATTTTATTGAACACAACCTACAAGATTTGATTGATGAATTTGCATGAAGATAGCAATATTTCATCCCAAGTCTAAACCCATGCCCCCACAGGACTATTCCCCTGTGGAGTCTGTTATTTGGGAGACATCTAAACACCTGAAAAGGTTGAGACATAAGGTCAGACTACTAGAGTTTGACCTGACCAGTGACATCCCAGACCTCATTGGTGACAGACACTATGACTTCTGTCACATCCACTATGACAAGATGTTCATGATGGTTCCTGTGTTACATATCAGGTATCCACACATGAAGATAGGTATGTCTTCTCACTATTCTTATCTGGCTGACCCAGAGAAAAGGAAGGAGAACAACAGAGAGAACTATTTCAACTGGTTACTCAGAAACCAGGTGGTCTATCACTTCCCTGTATCACAGAAGGATAGAGACTTCTATCATAGTGAGGGAATCCCTTCTTATAGACTCAATAGACTCAACTTAGGTGTCCCCGGTGACCTTATCAAGTTTGAAAAGGAGTGTGAAAAACCCCTAGAAACTATTTGTCTGGGTAAGATCACACAGGATAGGTTCCAGTTCATGCTACAGATGATACCTTCTGTTAGTATTGCTGGACCACTGGAGGACAACGTTGGAATCAATCCCGAGTCCTACCTAGGAACATGGAGTAGGGATCAGGTGTATAGTGACCTCACAAAGTATGGTAACTTTGTTTTCATATCATTCAATGAAACTAAAACTCCTACTGTCATCAAAGAGGCACTGTGTGCTGGTCTAGGTGTGGTAACTACTGAAGAATGTGCTGTCGATCTTGACGTTACACAGCCATTCATTGACATTATACCCAAGGATAAGATCAATAACATGGGTTACCTCAAGGCTACCATCATGGAGAACAGAATGTTATCATTGACAATGAGAAACTACATTAGGGATTACGGAATGAAAGAGTTCGCATGGAGTAGTCTCATCAAGGACTACGAACAAAGTATTAAAGACATCGTAAAACAGTAACATGGCTAGACCTAAGACCCCCAAACTACCAGTCAATAAGACTCTTATCTCTGAAGTATTACAGAGAGTATCAAATGCTAAGACAAAAGCAGAGAAAGTATCTATACTACAGGAGTATAAGACTCCTGCACTGACCAAGATTCTCCTCTGCAATTTTGCCAAGTCAATTACATTCATGTTCCCAGAGGGCAAGACCCCCTTCACTGCCCAAGAGGTACCCGCAGGTATCAACCATCAGATGTTGATGACTGAACACAGACTACTTGAAAAGTTTATCAAGAAGAATGTGAATGGTCAGATCATCTATGGTTGTTCTGGTGGTCCAAGACCATCAGTTCAACAACTCAAGAAGGAAGCCCTATGGATCCAACTACTAGAGGCATTACATGCTGACGAGGCTGATGTCCTTGACCTCATCAAGGATAAGAAACTCACAGATAGATACAAGATTACCAAACAAAATGTCATCGACGCCTTCCCAGAACTAGGACTACAGTATGAACAATAAAGAAATCTATCGGTACATCAGAGAGATTCGTAACCTCCTCGACAAGATCGAAGCAGAGGTATCGGACCCCAAGGAATACACACTAGAGAATGTCAACTACCAAGACGTTGTCTGGTACTACCAGAACAATGATGACGATGCTGACATCGGTCTTTGACATTAGTTCATCATCATAGTATAATACTACAGTTAAGAGGTACCTATGGCACTAAGGAAGAAGACTATTAAACTAGTCAACAAGATTCTACATGACAAGAATAAACGTAAGTTGTATTCAGAAGAAGAACTAAACTACATGGAACGTCAGGTTGTTCTGATGGAGATGGAACGACAGAGACGTAAACGTTTCCGTAAACTTGAGAAAGGTTTTGGATACGAAGACAATGATTTCCCTGGACAGAAAGAAAACTATGACGACTGATGTGAAACTAGTCTCCTGTACCCAAGGTGCAGGAGAACTTCTTGGTGAAGGACCACAAGAAGTTATATCATATGTGGCAAGGGTCTCTAACCCACACAACCAAGAGAACTATCGTACAGCTGCTGGACTACTCAAGTATTGTATCACTCACGAGCACTGGAGTATCTTTGAGACAGCTTCTATGACCCTAGAGATCAATACTAACAGGGGTATCGCTGCACAGATTCTGCGTCATAGGTCATTCACCTTCCAGGAATTCTCACAACGATATGCGGATACGAAACTACTCGACCAAACCATTCCACTACCAGATCTCAGACGACAGGACACCAAGAATCGTCAGAACTCTATCTCGGATCTTCCAGACGGTATGGTCCAAGACTACCAGAATAAGATCCAGAAACACTTTAAAGATAGCATGTATCTTTATAACAATCTTCTGGATTCTGGTGTGGCCAAAGAATGTGCTCGCTTTGTTCTACCTCTTGCTACTCCTACTCGTATTTACATGACGGGTTCTTGTCGTTCATGGTTACACTACATCAACCTGAGGTCCTCACACGGGACACAACAGGAGCATATGGATGTAGCCCTACAGTGTAAGGAAGTGTTCTGCGAGGTGTTCCCTGACGTCGCAAAGGCCCTTGAGTGGGTAGAATAAATAGTAGTGTGAAGTAACTTTAACAAATGCCACATTATCCAGTAGTGAACCTGAAAACAGGTGAGAAAAAGGAACTCCACATGAGTATGACTGAATATACTCAATGGAGAAAGGATAACCCTGACTATGACAAAGATTGGATGGCTGGTGTAGGAGGAGGTGGTGTAGAATGTGTAGGAGAGTGGAAGACTAGGACAGCTAACAAACATCCTGGTTGGAAACATGTCCTTGACAAAGCTGCAAAGCTTGCACCCCAAAACAAATCACAACTATACTGATGCCAGCCAAAACTCGTAGTAAAACAAAGCGTCGTAACCCTATTGACGCTACACGTATGGTCAAGGTTGAACCCTTGACTCCCAACCAAGAGAAGATTTTTAAGTCATGGGATGAAGGGAAACACCTCTTCATCTATGGAGCAGCTGGTACAGGAAAGACCTTCTGTGCTATGTACAAGGCTCTCTATGACTGTTTGAAGTCTGCTCCCAGCTATGAGAACGTATACATCGTACGTTCCCTTGTGGCTACCAGAGAGATTGGTTTCCTACCAGGTGACCATGAGGACAAGTCCTCTCTCTACCAGATTCCATACAAGAACATGGTGAAATACATGTTTGAAGCTGGTAATGACAATGAGTTTGAGATGTTGTATGGTTCACTCAAACAACAAGAGACTATTAAGTTCTGGTCCAC